CAACAGAGAGCGTTGGATAATTTGTATTCTGGTCGGGAATTAAACAACCAGCAAATAGCGTTAGCATATTTAAAAAGTAGAGGCACTGATGGTGCTACTTGGAAAGAGTTAGCGACAGAAACTGGATGGCATCACGGCACATCAAGTGGCGTGTTGTCAGTACTGCACCAGTCAGGTGCAATAGTACGCACAATTAAAACAAGAAATAGATGCAAAGTATACGTGCATCAGAATTTCAAAGACCAAGTTATGTATGAAGAATACAAACGAAAAGAAAAACTTTGTCCCAACTGCGGACATGACATCAATGCATAAGCCGCTCCTTATGCTATGATGGGACAACTAGTGTGCGGTAGGTTTTGGCTCTCTCCTTGTCCTACCGCCACTAGCCAATCTAAGGAGAAGTATGGCAGAAGTAGAAGTACCTAGAGATAGGTACGGCAGACCAATGATTGTTCCACCCAAAGGTGGAAAGCCAGTAGCGTATACAAGAACAACAACAGTTGCAGGTTCATTAGATGATGGGACTGCTCTTGTTGCATGGAAGTTACGCATGGCAGCAACTGGTTTAACATTACGACCAGACCTTTTACTTGCTGCATCAGCAGCACGTGAAGACAAATTAGAGATGGATAAATTAGTAGAAGATTCAATGGAAGCAGCAGGCGCTACTCGTCAGGCTACTATTGGTACTGCAATCCATGCTCTAACAGAAAAGTTAGATAGAGGTCAAGACCTTGGTCCAATTCCAGACGACTATGTAGCAGACATACAGGCGTATGCTAGTGCTACTAGTAAATTTACCAACGTTCACATCGAACAGTTCTGCGTCTTAGATAAGTATAAGATTGCAGGAACACCAGATAGAATTGTTGAATATAAAGGTGAGAAGTTTATCTCTGACCTTAAAACAGGTAGCATTAGTTACCCTAATAAGATTGCCATGCAGTTAGCAGTTTATGCACACGGCTTGCCGTATGACCCTGCTACCGCAAGCCGTGGTAGTTGGGGCGACATCAACACAGAGAAGGGAATCATCGTGCATCTACCAGCAGGTTCAACACCAATACAAGGAGAATAATGTCTCACACAGAAGCACCAATTAGCATCACAGTTAAGTCAGCAGCAGGTTCATTGGTTACAGTTCGTGCATCTAATGCAGATGAACTCGACCAGACTATTGCAATGACACTTGCATCTCTTGCATCAGCAACAGAAGAACTCGAAAAAGCAGTGCGTGGCACTGGTTTTAGTGCACCTAGTGTAACTCCAATTGCACCAGCAGTTGGTTATGCAGCGCAAGCATTGGGTGGTACAGTCATTACTGAGTCGTTCAGCCCATCACCTGCACCTGCAGGAGGCGGACAACGTATGTGTCCACATGGAACTATGACTCGTATTCATGGTCTAACAGGTAAGTTTGGTCCATACAAAGGACACTTCTGCCCTGCTAAACAAGGCGACCCAACCAAGTGTACAACTCAGTATGTCAAGGCTAACTCACCAGAGTTTGCAACATTCGTAGCCGACCAAACAAAGCAGTAATATGAAAACACTACGCCGTAGCGTAGGTAAGGCAGAGGTGGGAGGAGAACCATTACTCCCACCTTTCCAAGCCTTTGCTAGAGAAGGAATTATCCTACGGCGTGCAGAAGTAACAGTAATTGCTGGCACTCCTGGTGCTGGTAAGTCAAGTATTGCATTGCATATTGCTGCAAGATTAAAACAACCAACATTATACTTCTCAGCAGATACCAATGCACATACAATGGCTATGCGATTACTCGCACTTCGAGCACGCATACCACAACAACAAGCAGAACTAATGCTAAAGACTCAACCAGATACAGCAGAATCAATCTTACGTGAGTATGGAAATATGTATTGGTCATTCGAACCAAGTCCTACTCTTCGTGATTTAGATGAAGAAGTATCTGCATTCGAAACTATATGGGGTAGAAGTCCTACCCTTATAGTTGTAGATAACCTTATGGACATTGCTATTGATGGACATGAAGAGTTCGCAGGTATGCGACAGGTTATGAAAGAGTTAAAGTATCTAGCACGTGATACTAATGCAGCAGTGTTAGTCTTACACCATACGCAGGAAGGTGCACCTGGTTATCCGTGTCAGCCACGCTCAGCGTTGCAAGGCAAAGTTGCCCAGATTCCTGCTATGGTTCTAACAGTAGGACAGATGATGCAGGGCATGGATATGTACTTGTGTGTGGCTCCAGTTAAGAATCGCTATGGCAAAGCAGATGCAACTGGTAACACATACATATCGCTATCATTTGACCCAGCATCAATGCACTTAGAAGATATAGTTAGAGACTACAGACAGGTAGAAATGACAGTATGAGTAAAGCAGCCAAGGCTAAAGGCGCAGGAGCAGAGCGTGATGTTCGTGACTATCTCAAAGAGAATGGTTTTCCCTACGCTGATAGGCGTTTGGCTGGTGCAACTCTAGACAAAGGTGACATCTCAGGTATACCTGGAGTTACAATTGAAATTAAAAACCATAGCAAGATGGACCTTGCTGGATGGACAGAAGAATTACTCACCGAAATGAGTAATGACGGGGCATGGACAGGTGTAGTGTGGCACAAACGCAAGGGTAGGGGAAGTCCTGGCGAATGGTATTGCACTACACCTGCTCATGTTTGGCTTGACTTACTAAAGAGAGCAATCAATGGAGAAACCAAGCATTGAAGAATACCTTAATTACATAGGTGCAGATATACCGTCAGTCGGTAGTGGCTGGCGCAAAATGAAATGCTGCTTTCATATAGATACACATGCAAGTGCAGCAGTAAACTTTGATAAGAACGCCTTTGTCTGCCACGGTTGTGGTGTCAAAGGCGATACTTATTCCCTAATTATGCACAAGGAAGGAATTGATTTTAGTGAGGCTAAACAATTCGCAGAGAAGTTTTCTGCTACAGGCAACACAGAGATACGCAGCCAAGATAGAAAACGTGGCAGAGTATCTATCAAGCCGTCAACTCTCGGTAGAAGAGGCAAGCATCTTTCATCTGGGTCTGGTAGAAGACCCGCTGCCAGGGCATGAGCCGTATACTGGCAGACTAGCCATCCCATATATCACGCCATCAGGCGTGGTAGATATTAGATTCCGTGACTTAACAGGTACACATGATGCTAAGTATATGGGATTAGTTGGTTCTGAAACTACCATGTTTAATACTCAGGCAGTCTTTGCTGCCGATGATTACATATGTGTGACCGAAGGTGAGTTCGATTGTATTATGATGAGCGTTAAAACGCAGCATCCAACAGTCGGTATTCCTGGAGCAAATAACTGGAAGAAACATTACTCAAAGATTCTAGATGATTTCGAAACAGTTGTAGTACTAGCCGATGGCGACAAGCCAGGGCTAGAGTTTGGCAAGAAGATTAGCCGTGAACTTGGTAATGTTAATATCATTAGCATGCCAGACGGTGAAGACGTAAACAGCATGATAATCAAACAAGGGAGTGAGTGGATTGACGAACGAATCAGAGAATGCATTGCCGCTGGATGATAGTTTCTGGGAGCATACTAAGCACCTAGATTTTAAAGTAACCGTACAACTAGACGGAGATAAGTATCTCAATATTCTTCATGCTCTAGAAAGCATCTATGAACTAATCAAAGAAGACAAGATAGAAGATGCCAAGTTCTTTATTACAGGACTGGCTGCAACTATGTTGGCTGCTAAGTATGGCAAGAGCCAAGATGTTCTAAATGAGATGATAGTTAAAGTCTTAAATGAGAGTATGGATGATGAACTAAAGGAGTTGCTTGATGAAAAACCATGATGATATGCAGGCAATTCTGCATGAACTCAGTAGCACAATGCTTAAAAAGCATGCAGACTATGGACCAATGAATATATCTGGAGCCCCAGGTGGACCAATGAATGGGCTACGAGTACGCATGTATGACAAGTTGGCTAGACTTAACAACCTAGTAGATACAGGCGACACGCCGAACTACGAATCAATCGAAGATACCTTACTTGACCTTGCAAACTATGCCATAATTGGGTTACTAGTCCAGCGTGGACAATGGGAAGGTGTACCCGATTTATATGACAAAACAAAAGCGAGTCGTAATTCTGAGCGACCTACAGATACCGTATCAGAACAACGCAATAGTACAAGCAGCACTGGATTTCATATCTGATTATAAACCAGATGAACTATGGTGTGTAGGTGATGAACTAGATGCACCAGAGCCTAGCCGTTGGAACAAGGGCATGGCTGGTGAGTACGCAGGTACTCTACAACAAGGCATTGACGAGACAAAGCAAATTATAGGTGAGTTTAGAAAAGCATTAGGAAAGAAACCATTTTATATTCAGCGGTCTAATCATACAGACCGCATTGACACTTACATTCGTAAGTATGCCCCAGCGTTCAGCAGTCTCAAATCATTAGAGATTGAAGAACTACTGGGGTATAACTCTTTAGGCGTAACTTACTTACATAAGATGCACGAATTACTACCTGGATGGGTAATGGCACACGGAGATGAAGGCAAGTTATCCCAATCTCCAGGGGCCACAGCCTTGTCATTAGCAAAGCGCTTAGGCAAGTCAGTAGTCTGCGGACACACGCATCGCGTGGGGCTGCAGCATGAAACAGTTGGCATGTATGGCAAGACCAACACCTTGTTCGGACTCGAAGTCGGACACATGATGGATATGAAACAGGCTGACTACCTATCTGCAGGTACAGCCAACTGGCAGCATGGTATTGGAATCCTAGTCCAATCAGGCAATAAGGTAACTCCATATGCAGTACCTATTGTCAATGGGGAGATTAATCTTCCGTGAATTATCTAGAAGAATACAGTGAGATGGTTCAACAACTATCTGCTGAGTATCACAAACGTTATGGCATGCTAGAACGTGATGATATTAGGCAAGAGTTATGGCTATGGTTCGTTGCTCATCCCCGTAAGTTCCAAGAGTGGGATAAGTTAGAACAAAAAGATAAAGATAAGTTAATTGCTAAATCATTGCGTAATGCTGCCCTTAAATATTGCGAGAAAGAGAAAGCCCGTAAGTCTGGTTACGATTCATCCGACCTTTATTACTATGATGCCACAGTTGTTGAAGCATTCCTACCTTCAATTATTGCAGGTACATATTCAATTCCAGTTAGCATTCAAGACCTAAACGCTAAGTTTGGAACAGGTAACGATGCAGAAGGTAACAACTGGTTGGCTTTACGCAGCGATATATCCCATGCATTTGAAAAACTAAGCGAAGCCAAGCAGAATGTTCTTCGCTTACGCTTTAGCATAGACTCACCTGACTGGGCATTACTAGCCAAAGATATGGATAGTACCCCAGATGGTGCACGCATGAAGGTACAGCGTGCGATAAGTTCTTTAATTAAGAATCTAGGTGGATGGCGACCATACCACGAAGATGATGTAGTGAAAGAAGAAGAACATGCAGTCTAAAGTAGACCTCAGAGGTGAGCCTACATTCGCCTGTATATGTGGCTGTATGATGTTTAGAATTACAGTTATGTGGGATGAAGATACTAGAGCAGTCGGTTGGTACGACCTAGCACAAGAGTGCATAGAGTGTGGAACAATTACAACTGCACCGACAGAAATAGATGGGTGTGAATAATGCCATTATATGATTTTAAATGTATGACTTGTAGTGAGGTAATAGAAACAAATGAAAACATACCACCAATTTGTTCTACGTGTAGTGGAACTATGCAGCGCCTCTGGTCTGCTCCAGCAATTAAGTTTAATGCACCAGGCTTTTACTCCACAGGAGGATAATGTCAGGCCACGAAAGCAAACTAGAAGAAAAAAATGATATTGACTACTGGATTGACTTTTGGAATGATTGGGCAGATAACTTTATAGGAGGTTAGAGTGGATGAAATAAAGTGGATGGACCAAGCCAACTGTGCAAGCACAGATACAGAGCAGTTCTTCACTGTAGGTGAATCAACTATGTACGACAACCTTCCCATGATAAAAAGAATTTGCTCAGCATGTCCAGTCATATCAGAGTGTAAAGAATATTCCTTGCGCTACTACGTGCTAGGATGGTGGGCAAATACATCCGAGAAGATTCGGAGAGAAGAAAGAAAAAGACTAGGTATCACAGCGATACCGCTTGTGTCAGATAGGATATATGAATGATTGATTTTACAATTGTATTTAGTATTGTTGTTGCTATTGCAATCTATAAAGTACTAGAAATCTTTAGCGATTATCTAGCACTAAAGATTCATAGTTATAGATTTAAGAAGCGTCTATCAAAACTAGAATATAAGTACGAATCCTGGCTAGGGGCAGACTGGGATGACTGTGATGACTACTGTGATATCTGTGATGAAATGGATGAACCAGTTAAGAAGCCAGCCAAGAAGACTGCAGCCAAAAAGAAGACTCGCTAAATAGAAAAAAGACCCCCGTCAGGTAGGTTAAGATACCTGAACGGGGGCTTTTTAGTCTCTACGGGGCTGCTAGGCCCCTAAAATGAGGTGTTTACTTCTTGCTTCCAATGCCGAACTCCTTGGCTTTAGGGTCTAAAGCCTTCCAGAGTGGGGCAATAAAGGCTGAGGCAAATGCATATGCCAAAGTCTTAGGGTCTGTAACTCCTGCTGCATATAGGGCTACTACTGATGGAACAGCAGCACGAGCGTATGTGGTTGCAATTGCAACTAACTTCTTTGTATCCATTGTTACTCCTTATGACTTGAAGACAGGCTTGCCAAAGCCTACGATATAAATTGGCAGTGACTTCTTTAGTGCAGGTCCGTTCTTAACTTTGTAAGCACGAATCTTCTTGCAGACTTGACCACCATTACGCTGGTCGCCTTTCTTATCAGGGCTTGTGTTGCCCTCAATGCAGGTTATAGTTCCGTCTCCGTTATCTTTAACCACGATTCCAACATGACTAATGCGGTCCACACCATCGTTGGGAAAATCAAAGAAAACAATATCCCCAGGTAGTGGAGTTGCTTCACTTACTTTTTCCCACTGATTCTTTTTAATGAACGCTTCAGCGCCTTTAACTGTGCTGACCACATTAGGAATCTTAAGTCCCACTTCATTTGCACACCAATTCACGAATGAGCCACACCAAGGCAGGAAGTTAGCCTTAGTAAAAGCACCATACTTTGTCTCGTTATCTTTAGGTCCCTCAATTACTCCGAGTTCTCCTCTTGCTACTTCAATAAAGTCATTACGTTGACCCATATTATTCACTCGCCTTCTTATCAACCTTTGCAAAGGCTGCGTTAATTTCTTCTGATGTCAGACTTCCATCTGCTAGATAGAAGCGTGCAAGCGCTTCAAGAACTCTTGCTGCACCTAATGCACCTGCAAGTGTTGCTGCCTGCCATACTTCAATACCAACAAGAGAGCCAGCACCGATAACTCCAAGAGACTCTGCTGCAATTACAGCAAAAATTCTCATCATTACATTCTTAAATGTATCCATAATTATTCCTTTGGGTTACGTAGTCTAAATGTCACAACATGTGCGACAAAGGTAATTACTATAAAGTAACCAACAACTGATTTGGCTGACCCGTCTAGTACTACCCATGCAATGAACATTCCTAAGAATGTCCATAATTGGTTTGCTAAATCTGACAGGAAGTTCTTCATGGTTTTCTCCTATATGCGGCGGCTCCAGCGGCTGATGCCGCTGCTTGTGTTGCTATGCCCCCTGCGATAATGGCAGATACCACTACCTTTTCAGACTCTTCTCTTTCTTCTGGTGTCATGTCTGCACCAACTGACCCTAACGCAGCCAAGGCTGCGGCTGGGTCTGTAAATAATTCTGCTAATAATTCTGTAGGATTAGATAGCAACACGACTGCTTCTGCTTCCTCTTCTGTCAACACTACTCCGTTATCTAGTGTTACCATTGGCTCACTAACGATTGGAGCCACTGGTGAAACTTCAGGTACAACGATTGGTTGCGGTTCTTGAACAGGCTGAGGTTGAGACACAGGTGACTCTTCGCTCGGTTCCTGAACAATTTCCTCAACTGGAATCTCATCTATTTCTTCTTCTTCTGGACGTTCAGAAGGTTGCTCGTCAGGCAAAGGCTCTTCAGGCACTGGTAGAGTCTCTTCCAAAGGCTCCTCAATCACCTCTTCCTCGACGATATCGGGCTCAGGCTCAGGCTCTGGTTGAGGCTGAGGCTCAGGTTGAGGTTCTGGAGCCACAGGTTCAGGAGTTGGTTCAGGCTCCACTGCCACAGGAGGAGTGGGTAGGCTGGGTACAGGTTGAGGCAAAGGAGTAACTTCTGGTGTTGGAATTGATTCTACTGTTTGGGTATCTACCGTTGATGTTTCTGTTGGTAGCACAGGTGTTACAGATTCAACATTTGAAGTCGGAGTATCGAGCGTCGCAGAAGGTGTCTCAACTGTGGAAGTCTGAGTATCAGAAGTTGCAGGTACAGACTCGGAAGCAGTCACGCTTTCAGAAGTTGAAGGAGTCGCAGTCTCATTTTCCACAGGAGCAGTCACCGTCTCAGAAGAAGTTGCGGTCTCCGAAGGGACGGTCACAGTTTCCGAAGCCGTTTGACTCTCGGTAGCAGTTGATGTTTCTGGCTGTGGTGTAACTACAGGCGTAGGAACTACGCCATTGTAGTAACCAGTAGAACTATCAGAAAGATTATCACTAACGTAAATATTGAATCCTGGTGGTGCAAATCCGCCCTCACAAAATAATCTAGGGATGTATCCTCTGTTTGCAAAGAACTGGTTACTATAATCCCATCCAATTTGATATGTCTGTTGTGTGCCATCTTGCTTGGCACAAGTTACATCAGCGTAAGCAGTTCCTGCATGTGCTTGGGGATGTAAAAGAAACGTACTTCCTATTAGTGTAAGTAATATTAATAACTTACTTGATTTCTCTCTCGCAAAGTAAGAGGTAAATCTGGTCAACGCGTTGTTCAACTCGGTCCAATCGTTCGGTGTTGATATTAACTGCGTCCCTCATACTGCTACCTGAATTAGGTTTTAGTTCACTTAGGTAATGATGTACTAGCCATCTAATTGCTGCTGTAAAACCAGCAACTAGAGTCATAATTGCTACTGCAAATCCAGCCCATTCTGTTGCGTTCATTAGACCGTCCTTACAGTAATCTCAATGATTCCACCATATCCAGAAAATGCTGCGCTAGGTGGAGTCATGCGAGTAAAGAATGTTTTTTCAATTTGTACTTGGCGTAGTTCAGATGTATTTAAATCTTGCCATAATACAATATCACCAGATTGTTCTAGTTCTTCTAATTGAATCATGCGTTCAAATGCTCTGCCTTTGTATCCAATAACAACACCATTGCGGTCTGCTTCGGTATCAAAGTTATATACAGGATATGTAATTAAACGCTGGCGTGGGGTAGCAATAGTAGCCTTAACCTGATAGCCCTTAAATACTGGACCACGTGAAGTGGTCGTACTATCACGATTAAATACAAACTTATAGGCTACATACTCACGGGCTGCATTTGGCTGGTTAGTTCCAACCTCAATAGAAGATACTGTAGAGTCATATGAAATATGCTCATACTCAGCACCGTTCATGTCAACAGTTTCAAGAACAAATGTGCCATATGTAAACTCACCGCGTCCAACAAGACGCTTAAAGTTCTTTGGCTCTAGTGTTCCAAAACGAATATTGCCAGTTGTTAAATATCCAGTTGTTATTAAGTTTGACTCTGCCTCAATGTAAACACTGCCAGGAGATTGAACTCTAGCAGTAGTACTGCTAACAGCAGCAGATGCAACATCTGTGCCAGTAAGGGCATATGTAAATGTTGTTGCACTAGGCACAGATGCAACAGTAAATGGTCCAGGAGTTGGGGCTTCACCGCTATTAAAGACAGAACCAGAAGAAGCGGCAACGCCTTCAACCCAAACAGAATCTCCTGCCACTAAACCATGGGCTGTTGAAGTTGTAAGAGTCACAACGCCAGATGTCTTGGCTTTATTTGTAACCAAAGTTCCTTTAGTTAAGGCTTGTGAAGCAAAGGCTAAGCGATTAGTATTAGCAATAAAAGCACAGGCAGTTGTATGACGACCAGTTGCTCCTGGGTAATATATGTCATTAGCATATGCAAAACGAAGTGGTTCTATTTCATTGCTAAGGTCTAGGCGAATTGTTCCTGGCTCACCATCTACACCAGTAGCACACCAGACATAATGGTCACGAGCAGCAAAGTCATAGCAAGGCTGACTTGTTTCTACAATAAGTGGACCATAATTTACAGAACCATCTTGGTCTGAAACAGATGCAACTCGAATACCTTTATCTGTGCCAATAAGCATATATCCAAGATAGTAATAAATCTTATGGACAATCTCACCTACTGGTAGTTCTGCAGCAACAACTGCAGATGTAAGAGTAGGCATAGCACCAGAGGTATTAAGAGTAAACTTCTGGATAGTAGACTGAATACCGTTGTAGCCAGCAATGTAAATTGCTGGGCCAGATGCTGTTATAGAAGTATATGTATGCGTAGATGTAGGATGTGTATAAAGGGCTGTTGGCATAGCAACTGCAGAACCAGCAAACTCATAGACTTTATTGTCTGCACACATAACAATACGTTCTTTAACGTATTCCATAATAGCGTTAGAAATAGTTCCAATTTCATCAAACATTAACGTTCCAGCAGTGGCTGAGTCAAGTGTTAATGCTTTTTTGTATACTTCTTTTTTAGTTGCTGAATTGGTAATCCAATATGCATTGGTGCTATCATCGCAAATAGCATGAACTGGCGCATTAGTGCCAGCATTGTAGTCAATAAAGTTAGTTAACTGCCCAGCAGAATCAATCTTATCTACATCGTATTCATCGTGAAGCAATACACCCTTGGTGTTATTCCATTCAATAGAGCGTAACGTTTGAAAGGTACGCTTGCTAGTACGCAAATCGCCAGTAGTAATATGCCCAGGCACTGATGCTTTAAGCATTGTAACCTGACCTTTAGTCCAAACATCTACACCTTTACTATCTGAAAAACGATAGTGTCCAGACTCATCATTGGTTAGTGGGTCATAGAATGAAATACCACTACCGCTATGAAAAGACATCTGTGAGCGTAGCCACCAACCAGTTAGCGATTGCTCACCTGGCTCCTGACCATTATCAAACTGGTCTTTGCGGAACGGTGCAGTCTCACGGGTTGATGGATTCTTATCACTAATAGCAGAAATAAAAGGCATACCAGCAACAGCCATATCGTAAGATATGTTTGTGTTTTGCCAAACGGCATCAGTAGATACAATTCCAATATCGGCAAATGCACGTGCAATATCAAGTTCATTACCACGACCTTCGGTTATATCTCTACCTGCCACGGTCACTCCTTAGTATATTTGTAATTCTGATTCATCTATTGCATCATCTATGTCCCACATAAGTGGAACTATGTCAGTTACTAATGTATCCATTGTTATCCTAAAATTAGTTGAGCAGTTTTAATCCATACTCAGGGATAAGTTAATTAGAAGCGAAGTACGTAAAGAACACCTTGTGTGCCAGCGCCGCCAGCCCTGTTTCCGCCTCCGCCAGCACCACCACCGCCTGAACCGTAACCTGATGCATTGCCACCCGTGCCGCTGTTATATGAACTAGCACCAGCAATACCACCAGTGCCAATTCCAGAACCTGCGCCAGCAACTGGTGCTCCAAGAGGTCCGCTGCCACCTGAGCCAGAGCCGATTGTTCCTGTTTTGATAAAGGTGTAGACTGGAGATAATGCAATTCCCGCGCCACCAGCGCCACCTTCAGTGCTTGCGCTACTACCACCTTGAGCACCAGTAATTGATAATGCAGTAGTTCCAGTTACTGTGCCACCAGCGCCACCACTAACATTAACGTTGTTAACGCCAAATGCGCCACCCGCGCCACCACCTGCTGTGACTCCTGCAAAAATAGAACTACCACCAGTTGCTCCAGCGTTAGCCCCCGTTGCGCCACCCGCGCCACCATTGCCAATTGTTACAGACATTGAGCCAGTGAGTGCTGCGATTCCAAGCGCAATTGCTCCAGTACCGCCACCACCGCCACCTGAAAAGTAAACATTGCAACTTCCGCCACCGCCACCGCCTCCAATTAACATAAAATAGCCAAATCCTGATGTAGATGTGCCAGTATATGTACCAGTTGCTGTAACGGTATCCAATGTGCCGCTAAAGTTGCTTGTTAAAGCAGCAGCAGTTAATGTGATTGTAACAACAACGTTTGTTCCAGTATCTGTCCATACGCGAACACGGTCCGCGGCCGTTCCAAGATTAATTGTTACCGTTCCAGATGATGTGGTTGCGGTTGTGATTACAGTTGATGTATCGCTTAAAAATTGAACTCTCGCAACAGTTCCTGATGCGCAAGAAATTGTATAGATTCCAGGTGCATATGAGTATGCAGCAGAATATAAAGTATTGGCAGATGCTGCAGTAATTGCACTAGCGTTGGGGCCAGTGCTTGCAACTGCAACTGGAAATACTGAAATAGCCATTAAGAAATCTCCACTCCGCTGATATGAAAGTCTACTGTTACTGCAGATGCTAGACCTTTAATGGTCTTGGTTGTAGCAAGTACCTGCTTTAGGTCAATGTATGCAGTTGAGTTTGCTGCAACTGTAGAATCCTTTTGCAGTTCAATGTCATCTAGCAATAAAGTAAATGTTGCAGCCGATGCTGCGTTATTACATACTGCAATGTTTGTAACAACAGTAGTCGTCGATGACGGTACTGTGTATAGTGTTGTGCTTGATGTTGTTGCTGCTCCTCTAAAAAGAGCCTTAGTTGTTGTAGCCATTAGTTACTACTTCCTTTTCTTATTCTGTTATTAATGATTCAAATGTTGAGCCGTTGTAAGTCCAACCAGGAGCAACAAGAACTCCTTTTGGAATTTCAATGCAATTTTTATTAGTTACTTCTTCTGCAATTTCTAATGTATCTGCAACAA